CAGCAAAAACAATCGTCATTAAACTTCTCCGCTATGGCTAGAGGGATAGGGATACGTCAGTAGAAAGAAGCGAGCAGCCTGTCGCAGTTATACTATCCAGAAGGCCGTCAGTAAATAGCGATGATGCGGCATTGAGCGGGATGTCGATAGACCCGCTTGAGGTGACTGTAAGGTCCCCAAGGTCAAGCCCTGCACCCCAGGCTGTAACGGTCTGGCCAATCATATACCATAGCCCATAGATGCGGACGATGGTGAAAGGCACCACTACGACAGTAGTCGAGGTCCAGTGCACTCCGGCATCAGTTGTCGGATCATAGTTGAGGTTGGCTCCTGCGATGCTGTGATAGACCACATTGTCGGAACCGACTACGTAGACGCCGCTGGCATAGGTGGTCGTCGCAGACCAGTACAGAAGGTTTACGCCATTGTAGGCGCCGACCGTCAGCTTATCCCCGCCCACCGGGACTGCGCCGCCGTCAACATACCACGCAGTCAGAAGGCTGTCGCCCTGATCCCAGAGCGTCTGAAGGAACTCGACATAGCACCAGGCGACTGAGGAAATCCAATTGGAGCCGCCATCCAGGCTCGGCTCAATGCCGGAGTTGCCCTGTACCGCTACCCAGTAAGCCTGCGCATCTGCAACTTTCTGGCCCGTGACATAGGTTGCAGATGGCTCCCATGCCGGAGGCTGCTCCTGCGTCACCATGGCTAGAGTGTCAGTTTCCCCGCCATTGGCTGGGCCGCCCTGAATGCTGATGACGCTTCGGCCAGTGCCAAGCTCGTGGGAGTGCCAGCCATTGAACTCCATCGGCTTGATCGGATCGTCATGCTTGTAGGTGCAGCCAATCAAGCCGCCATTGTCCAGGCGGCACCAGATAACCGGCGTCAACTCCCGCATGTAGGCAAGCTCTGCCACGCCGCCAGCGGTCAGGTGTTTGGCTTTCAGGGTCAGGTTGTCAGCGACAAACTTCTGAGTGAAGTAGTTTGCCATATACTCGTACACCTTGCGGGTATCACGATTGACCATAATCGAAGCCCGGCCGATCTGAATAGCGGGAGTGTTCCGGCTACCATAGTGCGTTATCTCTCGGGCCAGGATGGATGTCGGCGTGATTGGCTCGCCCGTAGACGAAGAGGCAAGTATCCACTCCCCGCTCTGCGTGCCAGCCAAGATGCCCTGCTCGTTCGGAAGCATCCACAGGAAGTTCTCAATCTCAGCCGCGTTGAGCGTCCCGCTGATGCCGTTGTTGTCGGCGACAGTTCCGTCCAGGCCGGTTGGAGCAAAGTTGATATAGCCATTTGAGCCGAAGTCGTTTGACACACTGGCATCAAAGCGGTTCTTGGTTGAGCCTCCGAGCCATATCCGCCCCTGGTAGTAGGCTCCGCATGAAGGCCAGCCGACGGCAGCGTTGTAGGCCCCAAGCTGCCAGGCTACGGCTGAAGTGGTGTAGAGCAGGTCGCCTCCCGCAATGTTCTCAGGGTAGGTGACGGCAGGGGCAAGAGTTCCGACGAATTTTGATGCGCTGGTGATTGAAGCAATCGTCCCCCAGGTCCAGGCCGCAGCGGTCGTTGAGATGATCCAGTTGACGCCATTGTCCGTCTCCGGCTTGACACCTGTACTGGCTTGAGCTGCTGTCCAGTAGACGTCGGCCTCTTTGACGGTGTTGCCTGTGACATAAGCAGTGCCGACGGCCCAGAGCGGAGGCTCTGAGAAGATCCGGAACTGACGGCCGACATCACCCGCAGCGAAGCCCAAACCTCCGTTGATGCTGGCGATCGAAGAAGCCGTGAAGGTAATCGAGCCGCTGGTCGCTCCAGGCGTCAGGGTCGTACCGTCTGCCGGGATATCCAGGTAGGGGCCATCATTGAAGACCGCTGCGTCCAGGTCGCCTACCGGAAAGGCACCGCTGGTATCCAGAGTAAAGATCTGAGGCGCATAGCCTGAGTGCAGAAGCAGCGCATTGATGCCGTCCTGGACAATGCGGACCTGCTGAAGATCAGCCTTAGCATAGCTTGTCGTGATGTCGAGAATCTTCTCGACCGTCAGGACCGCCAGAGCGCCGAGGGTGCTAAGAGTAATCAGGGTGCCGTCAATGGCTGCCCCTGACAGGGCATCAACCACGGTAAAGGTGTTGGCGCCGATAACTGTTACCGCGAGCTGGCGGCCAAGGATTTGCGCTATCCCGGCATAGGATGTCGCGGTCGCACCCGCAAGGGTAAAGAGCACCTGGTCACCCGTCACCAGGGTATGGCCTGTGGCCGTGAAGACGGCCGGGTTGGCAGAAGATATGGCGCTGACGACGGTAGAGGTTACTGTAATGAGGTCGGCATCGGACCGCCAAAGCCGCAGATGATGCTCTGTTAGTTCAATATCGTAGGGCTGCTGCTGGTCGACGTGGTACTCACGCACGACGGCATATGCGCCATTGCGGGTTGGCCCACCAAGACGTGTCCCGGAGCGGCGCGGAGCAGCGCCTTCCTCAATCGGTATGACGTTCAGACAGACGCTCATGCCTTGCCGGTAGTCAGCGAGATCGAAGCGGCCCTGCATCTGAGAAGACCACTCGCCTCCCAGGAAAGAGTTCTGGCTGAACGAGGCCTTTCCCACAGCTTAGATCCTACCATGCTTACGGAGATAGGCTGCCGCCCTGTCGACAAGCTTAGTCGTTGCTTTCATTGGAGAATCCTAAATTCGGCATACCAAATAATCATCGAGAGGCATCTCGATAGGCCCCGCCTCTATTCCGTTCACGACCCGCGCATCCCCCATAAAAGTCTTATAAATCTGGCTGATGGTCTGTAGCTTTGTGCCCGACTGTGTCAAGGGCTCGCAGATTTCAAGTCCAAGCCGCGCACCCAGCCCTTCACAGAACATGGGGTCCATCAACGTCACGTCTTGAATATCGGCCACGAAGCGCAGGACGATCACCGAGCTATCCATAGTCACGATGTAGTCACCCTCAAACGTCCAGTCGTTCTGAGGCAGGCCGCTGGGCATACCGAGGTAACTGGCTATACCCCGCTTTGGGTCTTGCGGCGCTTCGCGCAGGAAGCCGGACGGCAGGCGGAAGATATTGCGTGTGGTGGCTTGCTGACGAGGGCCTGCGCCAATCGGATACTGGAACCGCTGGTAGCGAACCGCAGCATCAATCTGAAGCCAATTCTGGCCCACCTGTGTCGATGCCTGATTGGCCACAGGCACGCTCTGCCAGTAGGCCCCTGCGGCGGGACTGTTGCCCATGTTGATGTCAACTACAGACTGCCACACTCCGCCGCTGGTTACAGTGTCACCTGTGTTGTAGGATATAGTAGGGGACCAGGCAGCAGGTGCAGCAGTCGGATCATCTGTCGTGCCGGTCACCAGACACTGGTACACACTCACCACGCCGGCAACGACGTTGTAGACCAGCTCCCCGGCATAGTAGGTATAGACGGGTGGTCCCAGCCCTGGGGGTGGCGGGCTTGGCGGCGGCGGGTTCCAGGGAGTAACAGTCTGCGGGCCGAAGTAGACCGTCCAGTACACTTCATTCGGCGTTCCGGGGGTGATGCCCGCAGGCACGTACTGGGCAGCGAAGTAGATGACGCCGGCCAAGAGGACAATCGAGTCTTGTGGATATGACTCGGATGCGGTCCAGGGTTCAGGCACCAAGAACATTGTGTCTGTGTCGACTGCGCGCAGGGCTACCTTGCGGATCGAGAAGCGCCAGACGTTGCGGCGCAGCTCGGCCCCTCGCAGCTTGTCGTAGTTCGCGCTGGTGCGCTCGGCCGCTTTACTGTCGTCGGTGAACGCGACAATTGGCGGCACGCCACAATGGTCAAGAGCCCGATTGGCGATATCGATGGGAGCAAGATATTTGGCCACCGGCTAGACTTTCGTCTGGTAAAAATTCCAGCCGACTATCAGAGCATAGACGCCTGCCAGAGCGCCAATCTCCAGGGCAGATATCTGTGCTGCAAGGACCCCGATTGCAATGACGAGAAGGCCCTTGATAGCGAAGGCGGCCGTCTGGCCAACTTTCCCGATCGCCCAGACCATGACGGGGTTGAGTTCCTTGCCGCCCTTGCTGATGATCGTGTGCGTTGTGTACCAGTCACCCAACTGAAGGATGATCAAAACGGCCAGTAGAATATAGTTAGTTGTCACCGGCTCATTCCTCGTTAATGCGAACAAGCTCCCACCAAATGGTGGCCGTCGTGCTCCCGGTGACTGTAACCTGATACGTGCCCGGTGGCAACTCTGACACATTGCCGCCCGCAGCGGTCAAGGCAGTTGCGACAGCGACTAGCGTATTCCCATCTGGCCCAACCCGCTGGAGTGTGAAGGTGCCGCTATTGAAGGTGCCGACTGCGGAAAACCAATACTTGCCGCCAGACAACGAGACTTGGGCCGATGTCGAGGTGACCAGGGTTGCCGGGTTTGGGGCTCCAGTGAAAGCTTCGCCGGCGCGCATCAGAGCACCTTGAAGTTTACAGGCCCGTAGTTCTGGTCCTGAACGAACCAGTCAAACTTCTCAAGCGCAAGATAGATTTGCTTGAGGCTGGTGACGTTGGCCGTGTTCACCCGGATCTCGACATCGCCAGCACCAGGCACCGAGGCGCCAACCGTGATGTTCTCCGGGTTGACGTCCTCGATCTGAGCGGCGGTGATGCTGAGTGAAACGCTAGCCATATGTCCTCCTTAGGTGAGACCTGCTACCTGCGCGCAGCGTACCAGCATGTCAGCGAACGCTGCACGAAGCTGAGCAAGCGAGGTGATGTTGCTCGAATTGAAGTCAACCAGGATGTCAGGCAGGCCCAATCCAGCAGTCTGCTGAATCACGACCGCCGACTGAACCGACGACATATTGGTGGCGACCTTGACCCCGAAGCTGACTTCGCTGGAGATGCCGGTCGAGGCCAGCGCGCCTGTGCTAAGCATGCTGGAGGTCGCCGTGTTGATGATCGTTGCCTGAGACAGAGCGGTAGACGCGCCGGTTGAGACTGCCGTATCGATGCTGGTGAGCGAAGAAACCCCGGTCGAGAGCACGGTCAGGATAGACTTCTCCGTCGAGATACCGACTGTCGCGGTCGAGAGGGAGGATGAAGTCAGGAGCCAGATGCTGTTCTCGGTCGAGACCTGCGCTGAGGTTGAACCCG